CTAGTTGGTTACAAAGGTTCTAGCGAATCTGATGCAGCAGCATTCTATTGCCCATACATTCCATTGATGAGCAGTGGTGTTGTGTTGGATCCATCAACTTTCGAACCAGTCGTATCATTCATGACACGTTATGGTTATGTTGAGTTGACAAATTCAGCTTCTTCTCTAGGTAACGCAGCTGATTACCTAGCTAAAGTTGCTGTAACATCCGCTAACCTACGTTTTGCTTAATCAGTAACTCGTATTATGCAAGTTCAAAAAGGCTCTTCGGAGCCTTTTTGTTTGACTTAAATATCAGGATGAGAGTAGAATCAGACCAAGATTTTAAAAAACTTCGTGAACAGTTTACGGCATGGCGACATCGATTTCCTATGTTTACGCATGATGTTCAACGCATTGAAAAAATAATAAATCAACACATTACTGCACACAGTAAAATAATGGTCATGTATAGACAGACCAAGAATCGCAGCTATTTAGAAAAAGCACAACAAGAAATCGATACCATCAACACAGTATTATCCACAGTAGAAAAAATGGAACTGATGAGTCTGCTTAGTCGCGGATAAATAAAGTATCTAAGTAATTATGCGGTACCCGCCGCGTAGACCTAGAACGTCAACACAAGGAGAAACAAATGGGACGTCCAATTAAAAAAGATGCGGCAGGAGTAGAAATTTTTGGCACATATGCCAGTGATACAGGAATCAGAGTTGATGCATTTGTAGGTAGTGCTCAAGTAGACTGTTTTATTGTTAAACAAAAAGGTTCACGTAGATACGTGGTACAAGATGTTTCAACAGGCACACAAGCAATTTGTACATTAGTTAATGTGGCAGCAGGTTCATTAACAGCAGGTCAAATGAGACTCACTGGGTACGTTGGTGGCAACGGTGATGCAGGTCGAGCAATTCAAAAATTAACCAAACGCATTGCTACAGATTTTAGTAGTAATCGTTATAAATGGGCAGTAGTTAACGATTCTACAAACGACTATATTGTTCTAACACCACTATAATTCAGGAAGTCTAATGGGACAGTTTCTCAGAGTCAACGGTGACTATAACATTCGAGCAGGCGATGGTGCCAAGATAACACTTGACACCGGACCTGCTGTGAGTGGAGGCTCAGTACGAGTCACTGGCAATCTTATAGTTGAAGGTGACACTGTTAATGTTAGTACCGCAAACTTAAACATCGAAGATAATATTATATCTCTAAACGTTGGTGAAGTCGGGCCAGGGGTGACACTGATATATTCGGGTATTGAAATTCAACGAGGCGATACTTCTACTGTAACTCCGCAGAACAACGCCAGCTTATTGTATGATGAAAGCACAGACTCGTGGATAATAGCACACGGAACTGCTCCAGGGCCGTTTAATTTTGATAGCAGCAGTCTAAGACTAAAACAGATACTAACCAACAGCACTACTGATGCAGGTGATCTAACACTGATAGGCACAGGTACTGGGGTCGTTAAAGTGATCGGAACCATAGACTATGAAAATCAAGTCACACACGACGACGATCTTCCTAATAAAAAATATGTCGATGATTCAATCCTTAACAATCCTACATTTCAAATTGCAGCACCGCAGAGTCAAGATACCAAAGTAGTTATTGCAGACAAGGACATCAGTCCTAACAATTCTGCTGAACCGGGATCGTTGGCTTATTTCACTGCTACTACATCTCACAGCACATACGGCGAAAGTGCGGTATCTATTATTGTAGACAACGCTCTAGTGGGACAATTTTATAACAATAGATTTGAAATAGGTGATTTAGAAATTGGTGGCGGACCTGATCGTAACGAAATTTCAAGTCGTGCCAGTATAACCAACGAAAACATTTATGTAAGAACCCAAGGTACAGGAAAACTGCAGACTAATTATGCCATGCAGTTTGAAAAAATTGGCACCGTTCCTGGATATGTGTCTAACAATGTGCTGTTATATGCAGCTGTGCCTAGTATAGGCACAACAGGTATATATTTTGTCAATGACAGTGCAGAAGCTGCTAAACAAAACGGTGAGTTGATAAGTAAAAACAAAGCATTAGTCTTCAGCATGCTATTTTAAGAGACAGATATGATAAGAAATTATGAAAATCCAGAAGGCACACTATCATTGGTAGATTCTACCAGCATAACAGTTCCGGTTAGAGTGTTTACCAGTTCGACTACAGGCGGTCCTATAGCAGGTGGAGTAATAGGCAGAGAAAATGCAGTTACTACTATAGCGTTATGCAATACCCTAGCACCAGATGCAGCAGACGAAACTGCTAACAGTGTTACAGTGAACATATATGTGGTTCGCAGCGGATTGAGTTTTGGTGCAGGAAATCTTGTAGTCAGCAGTCTTGTAGTCCCAGCCGGTGAAACCGTGTTCTTCTCAGAAGAACGTATAGTATTAGCCAGTGGCGATCAAATATGGATCGGTACTTCAGCAGCTTCTAGATTAGCTGTTACTGTGAGTTCATTAGCAGTATGAAATTTCTAAAGACCAAAAACATTTCTCAGTTCAGCATCAATGATCGTGCGTTGATCTATTATCCTGCTGGCAACGGTCCTGGTAACAGAATAGTAGTCAATGCCAACGGCGGTATGATGTTGCCCAAAGGCACAACTGCACAGCGACCACAGTTGACCGGAGTAAGACAGCCCACAGATGCCAACGGCACAATTAGATATAATACAACAATTCCAGCACTAGAAGCATATGTTGGTGGTGCTTGGGTAGTTGTAGCTGCGCCGTTTGCTTCTGCAATAACAAAACAAACTCTTGGCCCCGGCGACGGTGCAGCTACTATTTTTGGACCGTTGAACACTACATATGCTGCTTCGTACGCAGCCAGCGCAGACAATGTCCTTGTGTTAGTAGAAAACGTCATGCAGATTTCTACCACAAACTTTGGTATATTTCAAAATCCCTCAACTACAGGATCGGGGGCTGAAATCAATGCTACCGCATTAAGCAGCGCCAACAACGGTACCAGTTATGTCATCACTGCTGTAGGATCAACTGATTTCACAGCATTCGGCGCAGCTGCAAACACACAAGGTACAGTGTTTACTAAGTCAGGCGGAACTCCTACAGGCACAGGCAAAGTTCGAGTTGCCGGATATTACCTTTCATTCACATCAGCAGTACCGGCATCAGGAGGAGGCGGTAATCCAGTTTACGTAACTGTATACTACGGATACGCCAGTTAACCATGAGTCAATTGGGGCGCATAGGTGGACAGGTACTTACAGACAATCTGTTACGTGCCGGAGTCGATCTTGCGTTTGAAACTGATTTATTATACCTCGATGTAACTAATCGACAAATAGGTATAAGGGATTCGACTCCTATATACACCCTAGATGTTAATAGCCACCTCAACACTAATACCTTCACAGTTGTTAATCAAATACGCATCGATGACCTACTAATCACAGCACCAAATACGATATCGTCAGTAACATCACCTATTAACATTTATACAGTTTCGCCTGTATTAGTGCATGATCGATTAATTACCAGCGCATTAGAATTTGACGACAATTACATATCTTCTTTTTCTAACAATGATATTGTTTTAAATCCCAATGGATCGGGCACCATAGAACTACTGGCAAACACCACAGTAGTAGGAGAACTAGGGGTCTCAGGAAATATCAACGTCACTGGAAATCTCAGATCCGACGGTGTGGTTATTGTAGGAGACAATGCAGTTGACACTGTGACTATTGCTCCCGACCTCACACAAGATCTAGTACCGGGCGACAACAATCTTTATAATTTAGGATCGGCATTAAAAAGATGGAATAATGGTTACAGCAATAATGTTGATGTAAACACAGGGTTTACTGCTGGCAATATTACGATTGCTGCACCTTCTTCTATATCTAATGCTGTAGGCAATATTGCAATCAACATCAGTGGCTCTAATCCAATTGCTACTTTTTCATCTGCTATTCAAACTTCAGGAATACGTATCGAAGGAAATGCGATACAGAGTATAGGCAGTCAAAACATACGGTTTAATCCCAACGGTGCTGGCGTAATACGTCTCGAAGCAAATACCAATGCCTTAGCCGATCTCGCAGTATCTGGTAACACTTCTATGGTAGGAAATTTTACTCTTCTGGGTACTATTACCATAGGTAATCAAACCATTGATACCGTGACAATAAGTCCAGATTTCACACAGAGCATAATTCCCGGCGAAGATGCAGTATACGCACTCGGCGCTGATGCAGGTGATTCTAGCCCTAGACGATGGAGCGAAGTCCGTTCGCCACAGTGGCAGTATATCTCTACTGGCATATGGCCGGGCAGCGGGCTTAGACCGCAGACAGCTATAGTCAGCGAGCAACTTGGCTTAGACGGCATAATTAATAAAATATCAACTATACAAAGCAATGAAGATATACGGTTGTTGCCTGACACAGGCATTACTCGCATAGAAGCTACTCGGTGGCAGAACAACGATATAACTAATCTTCAAAACACTGCATTTACTTTTGCCAATACAGGTATTGGATATACACAGTTTATGGGAGACAACGCATTGTTGCTCCCTGCGGGTGACAATTCTCAGCGCCGAGCATCACCCGAAGTAGGCGAGACTCGCTGGAACACAGATCTAGATTATCTTGAATGCTATGACGGTACTGTTTGGGCAGTGAGCACAGGCGGCGGCGTTGAAGTTGACGTGCCTATCATGGAAGATCTCAGTCACGTATACACCCTGATATTAGGGTAATCTCCAAAATTGATAAATAACTTTAATTGCAAGAACGACCATTTTTGCAGGATCCGACTGCGGTAAACCAGCAAAGAGCGTAAGCTGAAAATTTGGTTAACGGTGAAACACCGGGTAAATTGGAGAGCACATGGCTATTGGTCGTATTTCAGGTCAGCTCTTGAAGTCAAATCTTCTTCGCGCAGGAGAAAATCTGGCATTCGAGACAGACTTACTCTATCTGGATGTTATAAATTCTCGAATCGGAATTAAAACAACCACGCCCAATGCCGATCTTGACGTCAACGGCACTATTAGATCTACTACCGCACAAGTAGACGACTACTTGAATGTAGGTACCCTTAATTTTAATGGTAGCACGATTAACAGCAGCGGTACAATAAATTTCACAGCCGCAGCAGGTCAAGCCACAGTTTATCATTCTAAATTACAAATAGACGATTTACAGATTTCAGGGAATACCATTTCTACCATGGTATCAAATTCCCCAATAGAATTAAACCCCAACGGAAGTGGTTCAGTAGAGTTATTAGCTGATACTAATATCACTGGAAATCTTGCAGTTACAGGAAATATTTCTGCTACTGGAAACGTTACCATAGGTGGAAACATCATCATCGGTGACAGTCTCACAGACACTGTAACGATAAATGCCAGTATAAAAAGCAGTTTAATACCAGAAACTGATATATTGTATAATATAGGCAGTCCAACATATCGATGGAACAATGCTTATCTAAATAATTTTGTAGTCAGCAATCAATTTACACTTGGCACGTTTTCTTTTACCGGCAACACAATATCTTCAACAGCCAGTTCGATTGTTTTTAATACACCTGGTGCTAATTCAGTAATTTTTAATTCTAAAATATTAGTTGGAGATTACGAAATAGCTGGCAACAGTATTTCCACAACAGTGTCTAATTCTTCGATAGATATTAGACCCAACGGCGCAGGTACTATTGAGTTAGAAGCCAACACTAATATCACAGGAAATCTAAACGTCAGCGGAAATATCAATGCTGTAGGCAATGTGACTATTGGCGGAAATATTATCATTGGTGATAGCCTTGTTGATAATTTAGTTATTAATGCCAGCATCCGCAGTGACCTTGTACCAGAAACTGACAATCTCTACGATCTTGGATCTTCGTCATTTAGATGGAGAGCTATATACGCTAATAATTTTTACACCACAGCCTTGAATGTGCCTGCATTAGATATCGGTAATCTAATGTTTCGTGACAACGAGATTACAACCACAACTGGACAAGATCTCTATATAGACGGCAATGGTGTCGGCGGTGTGAGACTAGGTAATTTTCGCATTGTAGATAATGTTATCACTAATGTATCTTCTAATGCTATCACTCAGATCGCTCAATCCGGAACTGGCTATTTTAAGATTGCAGGGACTAACGGATTTGTTTTTCCGAGAGGAGATGAAACCACAAGACCTGCAGGATATCAAGTTTTGGGAATGACTAGATTCAATACTAATGCTAAAGCGTTAGAAGTTTGGGATGGATTAACATGGGCATCACCGGCAGGCGCCAGCGGAGCAGTAAGTATTATCGGCGCTCAAGATATCGCAGTTCAAATAGCATTAACTCTAGGATAAAGACATGCCAACAGTATTCAAACATTCGTTAGTGACACAGATAGGAACTATTCCAACAGATGTGGTAGAGATCGGCGCAGGAGTGAGAGCCACGGTGATTGGCTGCAATCTTGCCAATGTCACTGAATACGATATGGTAATAGCAGATGTTCAAATTGTTGGTGCAGATACCACCTCATCATATTATATCAAAGGTCTTGCTATTCCGCCAAACACATCTGTAAAAATTGTAACACAAGGTGAAAAGCTGATTCTGCCAGCAAATACAGAACTTAGAGTGGTTTCTGATACCGCAGACAGCATTGATGCTACAGTAAGTTATGTAGAGATATCATAAGGAGAAATTATGTCATCTAATTATTATCTAGGAACTACTCCGATTGAAAGTCTAGGCGATTCTCCTAGATATTGGTATGCTCTGCGTAGAAACGACGACGGTGAGTTATTTTTAGTACGCAGCGACCAAATCATTGATCGAGAAGCCTACGAATTAAATACTCCAGGCCCAACAGACGATAACTTTGACGAGTTTGAAGTCGGCGTCGACTATTTAGACGGCATCGATATAGAACACGAACCGTTATTTGAAAATTTATTTTATCCTCAGTATCGTTGGGATGATCGTTCATTGTTTTATTATGTAGACGGTGAAGGAATGTTTGTAGTAAGAATTAATAAAGGATATTCTTATCCGACTGGAATATCAACATAAAACAAATAAGAGAGAATTATGGCAGAATTTAGGATCAGTAGATTTAGATACACCTGGGAAGGTAATTGGGCCACAGCGGTCGCCTACAATCGCGATGATGTAGTATATTATCGTGGGTCTGCTTGGGTATGTCTCCGACAGCACACCAGTTCAGCATTCAATGCAGATCTTACATTTATTCCTGCCGGGCAAACACTGGCTACTCCAGCTTGGGTTAAGATGTCTGAAGGTAGAGCCTTTCTAGGAATTTGGACCGCAGATACCTTATACGAGCCTAACGATTTAATTTTACATGGCGGAAATCTGTATGCGTGTATAGTGTCACACACAAGTACTGAATTTTTCAATACCAACATCAACAACTGGGAAGTATTTGCCACAGGTCATAATTTTAGAAACACATGGACTGCCGCAGCTCGATATTTGGTTGGTGATGTGGTTAGATACAACGGATATACCTATCAATGCGTACTTGAACACATAGCGGGATCCGCATCTCAAGGAATTATAGTTGGAAACAACGATATTCAGGATGACAGTACCGGAGAAACTTGGCAGGTAACACTAGAAAATTACACGTATGTAGGAACATATTCTACAAGCACTAGATATAGACGCAACGACCTTGTAAAGTATGGGGCAAGTATATTAAAATGCATAAACGAACATACTCCCGATCCACTTGTTGCGAATATATCAAATCAAAATTTTGTAATGTATTTGCCAGGCTACGAATTTACAAATGACTGGTCAGCTTCAAGAATATATGCAATCGGTGATGTGGTAAGATATGGCGGAAATCTCTATGCAGCAAACACCAACCATACAGGCAATCAACCAGGTGTAAATGAGAGTTTTCAAGACAGCGTATTAAATGCAAATTGGACTCTAATACACAAAGGAATAAACTTTCGAGGCGAATACAATCCTAATAATAATACCGCGTATCAAGAAGGTGATGTTGTTAGACGAGGTGGCGCACTATGGGTAAGTCTTACAAATCAATTTGGTGATGACAGTAGTCTTAGACCGTTAGACACATCGAACTGGCAGTTAGTTCTTGCAGCCCAAAATTTTCGTGGTTCGTGGCGAAATGACAGTATCTATAGCATTTATGATGTGGTATATTTTAGAGGCACAACGTATTATGCCACTATCCCTCATTTAAGCACATTTGAAAATTTTCCAGGCGACAGCGGCAGTGGTTTTAACTACTGGACTATATTAGTAATTGGAGATCAAAATGCAGCACTAAATGTACTTGGTGATGTGTTGACATATAATTTTCAAAGAAATATACTCGAAGACAGTTCAATTCAGTTTGTGTTAGGAGATACCAGCACCATAGGTCCAGCCAGCATTTCGATTGGTGCGACAGATCAATTAATCACCGTTGAAAATGCAGAAGGTGACATAGGGTATGCTACCTGGGGTAATGTTGAACGAATATTTTTTGTTCGAACAAACGGAGTAGACGACGCGGCGGACCCAGATAGAGGCATAAACTTTCTTAAACCCTACAAGACATTAAGGTTTGCATTAGAACAGGCCGATGACGAATACGAAGGCTTTACATCTATAAAATTATCCACAGGTGAATATCAAGAAGTGTTACCCTTGGTTGTTCCTAGACGTACAGCGATTATCGGAGAAGAGCTTCGATCAGTGACTATAAAAGCTGCAGAAGCCACTGCAGCCGGAGACGCTGTTTACACGCTGGCATTATTAGTGCGGATAGGAACACTTCTTCCAAATATTATACAAGGTTTAGCAGTATCTCCAACTGTAGGTAACACTGTTGCACAAAGTATATCTGTTCCAGCAACAAATGCCGAAGCAGTGATAGCAGGACAAATCTGGGGTAGTATAGTAGATACTATTAATTATAGATTAACAAACACCGGATCTCAACCAGCATTAACCGGGTCAAATACTGAAACGTCGGTATTAAACAGGATAAGAGCAAGAAATATTCTAGAGAACAACAGACAGTTTATTCAAGCAGAAGCTGTGGCTTACATGGCACTGACTTATTCTAGTTATAACTATAACCGTGAACAGTATATCAACAATTTAAACAGATTTATTGATGCTGCAATCTATGATCTACGATATCCTGGTAATTATAAGTCTGTAATGGCTGGTAGATACTATTCTAATACTGTAACAGGATCTGCACTAGAAGATATGTTTTATGTGAGAGATACTACAGGTATCAGAAACGTAACTCTTAGGGGACTAGAGGGAACATTGCCAGCAATAGCTGAAGGAGATACGTACAGTATTCCTACAGGTGGCGCATTTGTAAGCCTTGATCCTGGATGGGGTCCTGCCGATCAAAGAGTGTGGATCACAAATCGAAGCTGCTATGTACAGAACGTTACTACCTTTGGCACCGGCGCAGTGGGACAAAAAGTAGATGGCAATCTACACAATGGTGGTAATCGCAGTATAGTCAGTAACGATTTTACACAAGTTATATCAGATGGTATTGGTGCTTGGATGTTAAATGGAGGCCGTGGCGAATTAGTTTCGGTGTTCTCATATTATGCACACATCGGTATGTTTGCACAGAGCGGCGGCATAATACGAGCTACCAATGGTAACAGTTCATATGGTGACTTTGGTGCTGTTGCAGACGGCATCGATCCTACCGAAACAGTAAGAGTCGCATCAGTTAATACTAGAACCACACCGGCTCGAGTAGCCGCGGCATTCGCTGGCGAAGTTAATGATTTTATTTTGGCAGTAGAATTTGAACACGCAGGACAAGAATATACCACAGCCAGCTACGACATCGTAAGTTCGGGAGTAGGAGCTGTAGCAATTCAAGAAGAATTTCGAGATAACAGCATGTTTGTGTGCTACACACTCAACGGCGGCATTGGATATACTCGCGTAGGCAATCAAGCGCAGGCAGGCGGACCTACGACAATTGTCTTAGCAGCTGCTGAATCAGTAACTGAGGCTGCAATTCTGGGCAAGCGTATAATTATAACCAGCGGTGTAGGTACTGGTCAATATGGATATGTACAGGCTTACAATATTGGTACAAAAGTTCTTACCGTGTATAGAGAAAGTGACGATCAACCCGGTTGGGATCATATTACACCGGGCACTCCGTCTGCACCGTTGTTTAATACAGGCACCAGATATAGAATTGAACCTAGACCTATATTTTCGCATCCAGGATTTACATCTGTTACCAGAACGCTGGCAGTAGCTAATAGTTGGGCCTCAGCAGTATACGGAGAAACCAGCGGGACATTTACTGGAATATCAGGAACAGCAGGTACTGGCACAACTATCGGAGTGGTTCCTGTAGCAGCAGTATTCACTGTAACAAAAACTGGAAGAACTTATTCAGTTGCAGTGACCAACGGTGGAGCAGGATATGCTGTTGGTAACACAATAGTGATAGATGGCAGTGTAGTAGGAGGTACATCAATTGAACACGATATTACACTCACGGTTACCGACATATCAGACGACAGTACTAATTCGATATTAGCAGTATCGGCAGATGCTACAAATATTGCCTCTAGCGGCAAGTTTGTATTAGCTCCGTCAAGCGGACACTTCACGCGATATTCGTCCGACGGCGATACTTGGGTTGCTGCCGATTTACCTACAGATGGCAACTGGCGTTGTTTAGCAGCTGGGGATAATAAATTTGTAGCTATTTCTTCAGGCACCGCAGATGCAGCCAGCAGCATCGATGGAGTGACATGGGTTGCAAGATCGATGCCGTCATCGAGAAATTGGAATTCTGTAGTATACGGAAAACCTTCTACAGTAACACAAGGAATTTTTGTAGCTGTTGCAGGTAATTTAAATTCTGCAGCCTATAGTACTAATGGCACAACGTGGTCTGCATCCACAATGCCTACAATTGGTGATTCTACAATAAACGAATGGGTAGATATTGCTTTTGGTTATAATCAATTTGTAGCGATTGCAAATTCAGGAAATATAGCAGCAGTAGGAACTTGGAACGGCACTACACTAACTTGGCAAGGCACGATAATGGACGTGATAGCAGATAGTTCTGCGAAGAATTGGGTTAGTGTAGCCTATGGCAATCAGAGATTCGTGGCTGTGAGCAGTACCGGGGATGCAGGCTACAGTTTTGACGGGTTAGTTTGGTATCCAGCTACAATGCCGTCACAGGATGGCAGCACTGCACATAATTGGAGTCAAATACGTTATGGTCAAGGTGTATTTTTTGCAGTAGGAAACACTGGGGGGCTTACTGTAGGAGCGGAACCAACTGCAGGTCCAACAACCTATGTAGCTACATCATATGACGGCATTGTTTGGACTCCAAGAACTTTATCCGATTCTCAGGACTGGGCTGTTGTTGCGTTTGGAAATCCCGACGTCACGTTAGGCGATAGTACAGTCAGCAATAGTCGAGGCACTTGGATTACAGCACCTAGTACTTCTAGTCAGATAGTGAATAAGATCTATACTGGTGCTAGGGCTATAGGTAGAGTGCAAGCAGCAGGAATTTCTATCAATGAGATTACTATACTTGAACCCGGTAGCGGATATTTCAGCGATCCTGTATTAACAATAGTAGACCCTAATGCAAGTACACCAGCACGGTTTAGACCTAGAATAGCAGATGGAGTATTGGCTCAACCAACATTTACCAGCAAAGGCGCAGCATATAAAACCAGTACAACTTTTATAACAGTTAGCGGTGACGGATTTGCAGATGTTACTCCTAACGGAAAATTTATAACATTAGACGGGCTGACAGTGATGCCAGGACCTGGCGCACAGTTTTACATAGCTGGCAATCCTACTTTTTTCACAGCTGTGATAGTTGGAATTGATGAAACAATTCAAGCGAACGGCACTACGCGGTCTACTTTTCAAATCAGTCCTGCTGCAAATCTAGGAAATTTCTTAGAGCACGGCATGGAAGTGATAATTAGAGAACGTTATAGTCAAGTTCGTATCACAGGACATGATTTCTTAGATATAGGAACTGGAAATTTCCTAGAAACTAACTACCCTGTGTTGTATTCAAACTACGACTATGTTCCGGTACCATTCCAAGAAGTACAAAATCTCAATGGTGGTAAGGTATTTTATACCAGTACTGATCAAAGCGGAAATTTCCGAGCTGGCGACTTATTTGCAGTAGAACAAGCTACAGGTATTATTACTATTAGTGCAGACTTTTTTGATCTGTCAGGCTTAACAGAATTGAGACTAGGCGGAATCAGCGTAGGATCCACAGCAATAGTTCGCGAATTCAGCAAAGATCCGTTGTTCTTGCAGAATTCTAACAGTGTAATTCCTACACAGCGAGCTGTAAGATCATTCTTAGCATCGAGATTGAACATCGGTGGTGAAGATCTGTTAACTCCTAGTATTACAGCAGGGTTAGTAAGAGTAGGACCAAATTTGATCGATAACACAGCAGACTTTACTATAGATATTCCTGTAGTAGCTGATATCTCGGGTCAAGGTGCAGGAGTGTCGGGTGCTATGTTGGCACAGGCTATGTTTTATAGAAGTTTTAAAGATGATTGATAATTTGTTTAGCATAAATATCACAAGCGGAGTTAATAATGGCAGAATTTAAATTAGGTAGAATCAGATTTGTATGGAAGGCAGCTTGGGTAACAGGCACTACATACTACAAAGACGATGTGGTGAGATTTGGCGGAAAAGTATATGTCTGTCAAATAGGACACACTGCATCTGCTGATTTCAACACAGATCTTGACATAAATCCCACCAAGTGGAATTTGATGAGTGACGGCCAACGTTGGAGAGACCAATGGGCCGTGAACACCACTTATCAAGAAGGTGATCTTGTTAAGTACGGCGGCACAGTTTACACCTGTGTTGACGGACATACTTCCGCTGCAACAATTACTCTAGGATTAGAAGCTAACTCCGGAGATTGGAATCAATTTGTTGAAGGCACAGACTGGAAAGGTGTGTGGACTGTTTCAACAAGATACAAACTCAACGATATAGTAAGATACGGCGGTATCAACTATATCTGTATCACAGGTCATACCAGCGCAGCTACCGCAGCTTTGGGATTAGAAAACGCATCTGCTAACTGGCAAGTTTATTCACAAGGTCAAGAATATTTAGGAGATTGGATAACTGCTACTAGATATAAACTTAATGACATAGTAAAATATGGCGCAGGACTTTGGATCTGTACTACTCAGCATACAGCCGCCGCAGCATTTGCAACAGATAGTGCAAATTGGGCTCAGTATGTTGAAGGGTTTGAATACGAAACTGCGTGGAATACCGGCACTGCATATCAACCAGGCGATGTAGTTAAGTACGGCGGCAATAATTACATAGCTAAAACACAACATACTAACTCGAATCCTCTCACTGGCACTACAAACTGGGATCTATTCTCAGAAGGATTGAGTTATCAATCAGATTGGGCCAACACAACATCTTATAAAATAGGCGAAGTTGTTAAGCTCAACGGTTACAATTATTTGGCTGTTGCAGACAGTCCTAGCAACGCCTATACAGTTACAGCTGTAACAGCGTCTAACGATCAGTTCACTATAGCATCAACTACAGGTATTGTAGTAGGCATGACAGTAAGATTCACTGGTTCAACATTCGGTAATGTTTTCACCACAGCTAGATATTATGTGAAAACAGTAGCAGCAGGCAATATCACTATCAGTGCCACTCCAGGCGGCGCAACATTTAATATCACAGCAGATGCTGCAGGCACAATGACTGCTACGGTATCAGCCGAGCCTCCAAACACCACATACTGGGCCGCAGTCAGCCACGGTATATTTTGGAGAGGCGAGTGGCTCGACGATAGAGAATACAATCTAGGCGATGCAGTACGACTTGGATCAAATTCATATATCTGTGTGCTGGCACACAGATCAGATGGCGATGACGGTAGCACACTGGGCATACAGGGCGGCGGCCAGTCTAACAGCCGACCAGATCTTGACGCTACAGGCACATATTGGAATTTACTAACCATTGGCAGTGAAACTTCGGTGTTGACTACAGTCGGTGATATGGTATATTACGGTGGCGCTGGCCCTACAAGATTGCCAGTAGGCACAGAAGGGCAAATACTGCGTGTAAGTGCAGAAGGTATTCCTGAATGGGCTACATTGGGCAACACTGCACAAGTTTATTATGTAGCTCCTCACGGGGATGATCGTCCATTTCCGGCTTGTGGTAACACCCTTGACAAGCCATGGGCCAGTATTAGATATGCATGCGAACAGATCGAAAAAGGTCCAAGAAATCCCAATGCACAGCACCTATTAGAGTTGAATAGAGCGTTTATACAGCGAGAAATATCTGCTTGGATACGCTATCAAATCACTAACAACATAAGCCCATTTAGTAGTGTTACTGTAACATCTATAACAGGCACTAACACGCTTAACACCACTCTTGCTCACGGGTTAATTGCCGGTCGAACACTAAGAGCTAAAACAACAGCCAATGGTGTAGTAGCAGAGAGAAATTATTATGTAATTGCTGATGGGTTAACATCTACTGCATTTAGATTATCACTAACTGAAAACGGTACTGCAATTTCAACTTTTGTTAACGGTACTGGTTTAACTATAAATCTTACATTCGACTACGATGAATACAAGTGCGAGCGTGATGTTGGATTTATCATCGATAGATTAATTTGGGATATCGGACACGGCGGAAACTTAAAAACTCGTGCCGCCGCTTTTAGTTTGTTAGGTGCATTTGGCGAAGCCGGAGAATTCTCCGCGCCAGAAGAAAGCACACCGTATGTAACATTGGCTGCAGAAGCAGACGAAGGCGTTGCAGCCTACGAACAATTAAAATTGTTGGTAGCAGATGTATTAGCCAACGAAGCTCCGACCACTGTGTATCAAAACGTAGGACAAGATTCTACTGCGGTAGTTGCACAATATATCAACACAGATTACGTGGCAGAGCCAGGTATTACTACAACCACTGACGACTTAATTGACATTGTTATTACAGCACTTACAGATCAAATCACAGATAATCTGCCAGCAAGGAGTGTTCCTAACGCTACTATTAATATCAAGACAGGTACCTACAGAGAAGTATTACCAATCATAGTACCTGCTGAAACTGTGGTTATAGGTGATGAAGTTAGATCAACTAATGCAGGCCCTGCAGGCAGTCTCATCGATGTCAGTGACGTAAAATACAGCATAGGTTCACTAACAAGACTGGAAACTGTAGTTGGTCAAATTATTCTAGGAACAAATGTAACTGAAAGTGCAGGCAATGCTGCCACACAGAGTGCAGTGTTTCCATTTGCCAGTTCGACAGAAGTAACTTCTGTAAAACAACTGGTTAGAATGATGCAACATCAGATTGATTATCGTGTGGGAACCACAGAAATGGTTAGTTCTGCAGACCCTACAGGATACAACACTACATTCCTATCAGGATTTAGGGACGCAAGAACATTACTGCGTGAAAACAAAGAATTTATCAAAGAAGAAATTACTGCGTTTTTAACTGCAAATTACAGTTCAGTAAAATACAGTAAGACTAAATGCAAGAGAGATGTGGCATTTATCATTGATGCAATGGGCTATGATTTAACCTATGGTGGAAAATGGGCTACTTTAGTAGCTGGCACAGCCTACTTCGACGGTGACAACAGCACAGCATTACAGATTGACAGCACAGAAATCGCTGCTACTGTAGCTGCTTACGGCAGATTAAAGACAGTGGTACAAGAAATCATTGCTAATACCACAGTAACAAGATCTGCTACTAATACGGCAATCCAGTGGACAGACAGTACAAACTTGTCAGGTGGTTCTGCTGCTAATGCTACCGTGGGTGCATTGGTAGATATTATCACTAATATCATACAAGGCGATTCCACCGAGTCCACAACTCCGCAGATCAATGTCACTACTATAGCTGGTACAAACACACTTACCTCTAATACTCACGGATTAGCAGTAGGCGATGCAGTAGTTCCAAGAATCACTGCCAACGGGTTAGTTAACGGTACCAAATATTGGGTAGTAGGTACGGTCGACGCTAATACATTCCAACTTGCAGCCACATACGGCGGCAGCGTGTTAGCATCATTTACCAACGGCACTGGTCTTGACATTGATTTAGAAATCATAGATTATCCAACTGCTACCGATGCTGTAACATCAACCACTGCGTTGATATCAGCCGCGGTGACATTGGATGCTGCACAAGAAACTATAGTTACTGCTGCTACTACATATATTGCTACAACTTTCCCTACATTAGTTTATAACTCGGCCAAATGTCAACGTGACGTAAGACTGATTTTAGAAGCAGTGATGTTTGACTTTATGTTTAACAGCAACTTTAAAACTAGAGAAGCTGCTTACTCATATTTGAGAGCCACAGCTGCTGATGTATTCACATTGAATCAGAAGACTGCTACCAGAGCTTCGTTCACTTATGTTAAAGGATTAGCCTTAGCTAACGTAGGCGGTAATGCCACTGCTCAGGCTCGTATTGAAACATTAATGACCATGCTAGATGACATAGTGTTTGGTGCAACTAATAATGGTAGTATCTGTCAGACTGATGTACGTGCAGCTGATTATGCAAGACTGCAATTAGAACGCAACAGAGACTATTTGGTCAGAGAAATCACAGCCTACGGCGCAGCTACTTACACAACTTCAGTGAGTGCTACTACTGGAGCTACAGATGTATTCACTTGTGCCAGCACCAGTTGGATGCAGCGCGGCGCTCCGATTAGATTCACCGGAACTGTGTTCGGTGGTGTTAACACCACAACAACTTATTACATACAAAACGTAGTAAGCGCCACAACTTTTAAAATTTCAACAACTCGCAACAGTAATACAGCTTTCGATATTTCAGCTAATGGATCAGGGTCAATGACCGTGAGTTTGTATTATGTAGTTGGCTCTTGTGAGCGTGATGTAAATGCCTACTTAGACGCAATAAAATTTGACATTCAGTATCCTGGCAATTACAAATCAAGATTAGCAGCAAGATACTATGCTAACGCAGTAAGAGGCAGTCTAGAAGAAGACATGTATTATCTACGCAACGGTACCGGGGTGAGAAATCAAACACTTCAGGGACTAACTGGAGACTTGCTTGCTCCAAACGCCTATGGTACATCGAGGGTTAGTGCAGGTGCATACTGCTCATTAGATCCAGGATGGGGTCCAGATGACTTCCGCACTTGGATTATCAGTAGATCCCCATACGTACAAAACGTTACTACATTTGGTACCGCTGCTATAGGTCAAAAGATCGACGGTGCTCTGCATAATGGTGGTAATGATTCTATTGTTTCCAACGACTTTACACAGGTTATCAGTGACGGTATTGGTGCTTGGGTAACTAACAACGGTCGTGCAGAACTTGTTTCAGTGTTCTCATACTACGCACACATAGCATACCTGTCTGAAGCAGGCGGTCGTATGAGAGCTACTAACGGTAACAACTCATACGGAGATTTTGGTTCAGTAGCAGAAGGATTTGATGTTACAGAAACACCTATAGTCTGTGAAGTTGATAATCGTGCATTTAATGCCACAGTGGGTAGTGTACTTACAGATGGCGTTAATGAAGTCTTTCAATTAGAATACGACAATGCAGGTACAGACTATACAGAACAGATTTGGTCAGTGAGCGGCGGCGGCAGTGGTGCAGAAGTAGAGCAAGATGAATTCCGTGACGGCGCAGTATTTCAAGTGCGCCTCATAGATAACGTAGACGACTCTGCCACAGCCCCAGAAGTTGACGGCAATTTTGGTGGTAGCGGATATCTTAGCAACGCTAACACAGCTCAGTCAGGATCAACTACACAGCTGACAATAGCTGCTGTAGACGACGAAATCACAGGAGCATATGTAGGTATGAAGCTGCTGATTACCAGCGGCGCAGGAGCAGGACAAGTAGGTATTATTTCATCATACACAGCAGCTACCAAAGTAGCTACTGTTATCAAAGAAAGCACTGGAGGCGCAGGCTGGGATCATGTTATCCCAGGCAAAGCAATTGTATCACCAGATGCTGCCAGTACCTATTTGATTGAACCTAGAGTATCGTTCACTTCTCCTACCTACACAAGTACAGCAAGAACTTTAGCTACAGCACAGACTTACACTGATGCAGTGTATTCTCCTACTTTTGCTGTTTACTCACCAGTATCAGGGACCACCAGCGGCAGCGGTGTATCTGCTACATTTACTGTGGTAAGAAAAGGCACAAAATATTCAGCAGTGAATATTGTTGCAGCCGGCACAGGATATGCAAGATTAAACACCGTTACTATTGCTGGTACTGCTCTTGGAGGTGCCAGCCCTACTAATAATATCACACTTACTATCACCGCAGTCAGCACAGCTGGCGCAATACAGGCTTTTGAATTTGTAGGCTACGGCAGTGGTGGTGCATATGCTGCAATCAGCAGCGGTAGTAGAAATGTCAATATCTCTACCAACGGCACTTCATGGACAGCATCAACTACAGCACTGCCCAGCACTTCAAACTGGGTATCAGTGGCACAAGGTCGACTCACTGTATCAGAAGCTGCTGGTGGATTTGTAGTTGGTCGTGGTTATCAAATAACAAATTTAGGATCCACAGTGTTTACCAGCATAGGAGCCGCAGCAAACTTAGTAGGAACATACTTTGTGGCTACAGGTGTGGGTTCAGGAACTGGCACAGCAACACCAATAGCTAATCATTTAGTAGCTGTTTCATCTAGCACTACAGTGAATGCCTACAGTGTAGACGGTGGATCAACTTGGACAGCCGGTGGCGCATTACCAATTGGTATGTCAGGCATAGCAGTTAGTGTGGCCTACGGTGTATACAATGGCAATGGCAGATGGGTAGCTATAGGAACCACAGGCGCCAGCTGCTTTAGTACTAATGGCGGGATTACATGGACCGCAGGCGGAGCAATGCCAAGCCCAGGATCGGGTACATACAGCAGTGTAGCATACGGTCAAGAAAGATGGGTAGCCACTACTATAGGAGACGCTATCACGGCATACTCCACAGACGGTGGTGCAACCTGGACCGCAGGCGGCGGGCTACCATCAAGTTCAAATTGGCTCAGTGTAACATATGGTGCAAACAAATTTATTGCTGTCAGTGATGACGGTACTAAGAGCCCTGCATACTCTGTAAACGGTGGAGCCACTTGGTCAAGCACCGGAGTTACTGGTTGGTTAAATCAAACAGTGACCCGTGTAACTTACGGACAGGGAGTATTTGTAGCCTGTAATTCAACCAGTAACAACATGGTGAGTTCTGAGGATGGAATTAATTGGACCACAAGAGCAATAACTCGGGCCAGCGGCACAGGTGCGCTGGAAGCAATCAATGGCAATCCTAATCAAATCAGTACTTGGGCGATTATACCATCAGCTTCAACCACAGCAGCATCTAGTGCAGTTCTAGGAGCCACAGCTAAAGCTCGTGCATATGTTGCAGATGGAAAAATATTTGCAATTAGAGTAACAGAGCCAGGATCTTCTTATTCCTCAGCACCTACCGTTACAATTACAGATCCTAATAATCTGTTTGAAGCACCTACTGTAGTTAGAATCGGCAACGGAGCCATGTCTAATCCTAGCTTTATTTCTCGAGGCACAGGGTTTGATGCTGCTATTGCAGAACAAGACATAGGAAACGGCTACGCAGATGATTTCCAAAGTGGAAAATTCATGGCTGTACGCAGACTTACAGGTATTCCTAACAGCGGAGCTAACGTGGTGTTTGCTTCTCAACCCGATACAGTGTACAAATTAGTACAGGTATTGTCGCCTTCAGGTACATTCGACGGCGCTCGAGGAGCATTCTTTCAGCTATCGCCAACCATGGAGGTATTTAATTCACCACCAAATGGCACAGCTATTACCACTAGAATCAGATACAGTCAGGTTAGATTAACTGGTCATGATTTCTTAGATATCGGTACAGGGAATTTTGTAGAAACCAACTATCCAGGACTGCCTACACAACCTGCTATACAAGCAAACGAAACTGTGGACAGTAATGGCGGTCGTGTGTTTTATACATCAACAGACCAAGACGGTAACTTCAGAGTTGGTGAGTTGTTTACTATTGAACAGAGTACTGGTGTTGCAACATTAAATGCAGATGCTTTTAATATTGCAGGATTGTCAGAACTAAGTTTGGGAAATATCACACTAGGCGGTAATTCAGCTACAGTTACTGAATTTTCCACAGATCCATTCTTAACAGCAAATTCGGACAATGTGGTCTCAACTCAACGAGCTATTAAGTCCTATATATCTGCGCAGATTGGTGGAGGCGGAGCCAGCTTGAACGTAAATAGCATTATAGCTGGATTTGTGCAGATCAACGGATCACAGATCACTACCACCACAGGTGGAACCATTCAGATGAAGGCTACCTTTAACTTCCAATCAGGAATAAAAGGTTACCCCATAGCTTGGAATTATTTCTTAACATAAACGGAGAACAAAAATGGCAACAGGAAGATTAGGTATAGCCAACATTACAACTACTGCAGATACTACTCTGTACACAGTGCCCGCAGGCACTTTTAGCGTGGTTACAGTGAATGTTGTAAATAGAAGCAGTGTAGCCTCGGCTGACATACGTATAGCAGTGGCCAGTTCAGCTACTCCTACACTAGGCGAATACATTGAATACGATGCAGATATCGTAGCAAGTGGTGTGCTGGAACGCACAGGTATTGTAATGGACGCAGGCAAATTATTAGTAGTATCCACCCCCACAGCTACTCCTACACTGAGTGTAGTAGTAATGGGTATAGAAACTTCAACAGCATAAGGCGGAAACATCATGGGACGAAGAATAAATGTTGGTATTGTTGGGTCAGGCGGTGGTGGTATTGGCACCATTATTGCCAGCGGCACTGGCAATACACTAAGCACCGCTCTAGCAAATCAAGATCTTATTATAGATCCCAATGGCACTGGTGGAGTTAATGTTCAAGCTGATCTAACAATCACTGATCAACAAGATCTAAGACTGCGAGAAGCAGCTTCTAACGGTACTAATTATATTGCTATGCATGCCGCAGCTAACATGGCTGCTAATTACACCATTACTTGGCCATCAGCAGTATCATCAACGTCTGGCTTCTTTCTATCATCGGATAGCAGCGGTAATTTATCATGGACCAGTGCCGGTGGAAATATTGCTGTTTCTGATCCAGGTTCAACTGCCACTGTGCATTATCCTCTATTTGCAACCAATGCTGGATCACTGCCTAGCACATTAGCTCCTAATGTTAGATCTAATCTAACATTTGTGCCCAGCACAGGAATATTAACAGCAAGCGGTGGATTTATCGGAGCAACGTATGACGGCGGTACAGCTAATTCTGGAACACTAACTATGCGTGGAACAAGTTCAGCTACCAAAGCCACAGCTTCGATCTTGATGACTGACGGAGTAGCATCATCTAGCACAGGAACTGGCACCTTGGTAGTAACAGGTGGAGTTGGAATCTCAGGGCAAATGACTGCTGCTACTATTGTAGAAACATCTAGTATTGCATTTAAAGAAAATATTACCCCTATAGAAAACGCACTTGACACAGTTATGAAACTGTTTGGAGTTTTTTACGATCGTATAGATACCAAAGAACATGAAGCTGGATTAATTGCTGAAGATGTTTACAAACATGCACCCGATTTAGTGAGTTTAGATAAAAATGGCAAGCCATACGGTATTAAATACACCAAGCTGGGAGCATATTTGGTAGAATCGATTAAAGAATTAAAACAGGAAATCAACAGTTTGAAAGCGATTAAATAATGGCAACCTTATTAAACACAACTATTTCAGACACCGGAAATTTGCGTTTACCGGTTGGCGCAACTGGTGATCGTCCGTCGGCAGAAGCAGGCCAATTAAGATTTAATAATACAATCAACAGGATCGAGTTGTATAACGGTGCGATGGCTGCTTGGATTGACCAAATGTATACCAACGTACACGCCACAGGTGGCAATTCAGTATACGAAACAGATGTAGAAGGCACTACCTATGCTGTGCATGTTTTTAGAGCAACTGGAAACACCGATTTTGTTGTAACTCAAGGTGGTCGGGTTGAATATCTAATAGTAGGTGGTGGTGGTGGTGGCAGCGGAAACTTCTACGACGATGGTGGTGGCGGTGGCGCAGGTGGTCTAATTTCTGGATTCACCACAGTAACTCCACAGACATATACTATTACTGTAGGTGGGGGTGGTGCAGGACAAGAAGGCAGTGGCGGGTCTGGCGGAAACAGTGTGGCATTTGGACTGACAGCTCTTGGCGGTGGCGGTGGCGGCGGCCACCGAAGCAGTGGCATAGCCGGGGGTAGTGGCGGAGGTGCAGCAGGATTTTATGGTGCAAATGACGGACAAAGTTATTTTCCAGGAGCTGCAAATCAACCAGGATCAGCCAGCGGTGGATTCGGTAATCCCGGCGGTGGCTACACACTTAATGAACCAGTGCCAGCGGTATATCCTTCATCCAGCGGCGGTGGCGGAGCAGGATCGGCTGGCATGCGTCCTCCAGCAGGTGGTGGAAGCGGCGGCGCTGGCGGCAACGGCTTATGTTTTAACATCACCGGTTATAATACTTTTTATGCTGGTGGTGGCGGTGGTATTCAATCAGGACCTGGCGGTATCGGCGGTGGTGCAACAGCACAAACTGGCCGAGGCGGAACCCCGGCAATAGCAGCAACACCAAATACTGGTGGAGGCGGAGGCGGTGGCAGGACAAGTGGGGGTGAATTTGGATCATCAGCCGGCGGCGCCGGAATAGTTGTGATCCGGTATCCTATTCGTCAGAAGGGAGCACGGTCTTATATTCGTGAAGTCAATGACTCTAGCATAGTGGCAAATTTTGATTTTAGTCACGCACAATCTTACCCCGGAACTGGATCTTTTGTATATGACAGTAGGTCTTCTGGAACTACCGGGATCCTAGTTAACAGTCCTCCGGTGAGAGATTTTAGAACTCATAGAAGCAGTTTTGAAATGAACGGAAGTAATCAACACATACGATTAGAAACTTTTAAAAATAAACCAACAGGCACAGGGTTAACCCTCGAAGCTTGGATTTTTCCTAGAAGAGCGGTATCAACTGGCACACTTAGAGGAGCCATTTGGTCAAGCAGTTCTAGTACATACTTGGGAATTTTTGACTCCAATGACGGTGGAGCCAATCACGGATTACATTGGGCTTTACAAACTGTGGGTCAACGAACTGGCGGCAACAACGGAAGCATTCCAAGAAATAACTGGAGTCACATTGTTGGCACCTATGACGGTAGTCGTACCCGAGGTTATGTCAACGGAGTGTTGGTCTACGATGTAGCACAAACTGGAAATGTCACTGACGGTACATGGTATCTTGGCACATACGGTCAGGGCATCAACGATGGCACTCATAATCATGACGGGTTTGTTACTGGTGCTAAAATTTACAATAGAGCATTAAGTATCACAGAGATACAAAATAATTTGAACGCTACAAGATGGAGATTCGGAATCTAAATGGCACAACTTTTAAATACTACCTTGTCTAGCACAGGATTTTTACGACTTCCTCTGGGAACCACAGCCGAGCGTCCAGGATCGCCAGTGTCTGGAATGATTCGATATAATACCACAATAAATGACACTGAATATTATGACGGAACAACATGGCGTGTGATTTCAGACTCTCACCCAGAAGCCACAGGCGGAACTATCATTGACACAGAAATAGGCGGAGTTCCTTATAGAATTCATCTATTCACTACTGTGGGTAGCACTAATTTTGTTGTGTCAAAAGGTGGAGAGATAGAATATTTAATAGTAGCCGGCGGCGGCTCAGGCGGTTCGGGCCGTCACGCTGGCGGTGGTGGCGCTGGCGGACTCCTGACCGGATTAACCACAGTCACTCCTCAGACATATGCAATGGTTGTAGGGGACGGCGGTACCGCTGCTGCATCTAACGGTGACGGTGCTGTGGGCAACGGAAATAACGGCGGCAACAGTTCAGGTTTTGGACTAACTGCTATTGGTGGCGGGCGAGGCGGCGGCCATCCAGGACCTACTGAATCAGGAGCAGCCGGAGGCAGTGGCGGCGGTGCTGGACACAGTGGTACTGGTGGAGCTGGCACAGCAGGTCAAGGCAATGCAGGAACAGGTGTTGCAAACAGAGCAGTTTGCGGTGCAGGTGGCGGTGCAGGTGGCGCCCCAATTGCGGGATTTGGTGCCGAAGGTGATGCAACAGGTCAAGGCGATTTAGGTGGCATCGGAATATACTCAACCATTTTACCTCCAGGATATTATTTTGCAGGCGGTGGCGGCGGCTCAGGCAGTCCCAATGACGGCAGCGGTGATCTTTGGATTGGCGGACACGGCGGTCTTGGCGGTGGTGGTGGTGGCGCTACCAGCACTCGAAACGCGGGATCTCAAGGCGGGTTCGGCGGCCAAGGACTTAATCGTGGCGGTAACGGCGCTCGAGAAATCAGAACTGGAGCCACTGGGTTTTGTAACGGAGGCTCAGGCGGTGCCAACACTGGCGGTGGTGGTGGTGGCGCCGGCGGTTGGGGCAGTATAGGAAATGGCCGTGGTGGCAATGGCGGCAGTGGTGTAGTTATAGTGAGATATCGTCGCAACCTTAGTTCAGCGACAGCACCAACATATATTAGAAGAGGCATACTAGGCGCCACATCTAACAATCCAGCAAGAAGTGCTCTCGAAATTATGAGAAACAACGGCGAAGTGCCGGACGGGGTGTACTGGATCGATTTACCCGGTGTAGGCCCTACTGCAACTTATTGCCTAATGAATACTGCGTTCAAAGGCGGTGGATGGATGCTGGCATTAAAAGCCACAAGAGGAAGTACATTTAACTACGATTCAAACTATTGGACAACAAACAACACTCTAAATCCTACCTTTTTAGATCTGTCGGACAGAGATGCTAAATTTGAAGCTTTTAATCGATTCCCTGCAACGGAAATTATGGCTAGATTCCCTGATGTGCAGAACGGAGGCACGATGGAAAATTTAGGTGGCTGGATTTGGGACGAGCAATTACCAAACTCTCCGTCTAGCTTGTCAAGTTTCTTTGCTAATTGTCCGCAGACTCGTCTTTTAGAAAGCGACGAAATTTTTAATTGGCGAGGACACAGAAATAGCGGACCGTTCTCCGCTCAGAGTGTTTGGAGAAAATACGGATTTAATCTTACATCTGGAAACGGAAGACAACGATGGGGATTTCAGTGGAACGAAAACGCTGTAGATGATCCTACCTCGCAAGACGTTGCAGGTGGTATAGGAGTAAGTGGGCTTGCTTCGTTCTCAGCAGGCGATCAGGTCAATTGCTGCGCATCATACACTGGGTTGAATAGAACCTTTAGGTTGGAATTGTATGTCCGATAACATTGAGTGGGATGCAGAAGAATACAAAACTCTAGGGTACATTACATCTACCGAAGGGAGAAAACAGCGCATTGCAATTTGTGAAAGTTGCGAAAGTCTTACTAAATTAAAATTTTGTAAAGAATGCAAATGTTTTATGCCCGTAAAAGTATGGGGTAAATTTATAGATTGTCCACAAGGTAAGTGGGTTAGAGAAGAGGAATAAAGGACTTAACATGGCAACACTACAAAACACCACTATCAACAGCACTGGATTTCTGCAGCTACCTAGAGGCTCTACGGCACAACGTCCAGCAAGCCCGTCAAACGGAGATGTTAGATTTAACACTGATTTTAATATTGTAGAGTGGTATGATGGAACTTATACCAGTTGGTTTCCAGCTGGAGTACTCAGTCCAATAGCCACAGGTGGCACAGTTAGCAACTTTACACAAAACGGCAGAGGCTATCGGGCACATACTTTTTCCACAATTGGCACAGCATCGTTCACAGTAACCAGAGGCGGCCTAGTCGAGTATCTAATTGTGGGTGGCGGCGGTTGTGGTGCAGACGTGGGTGGTGGTGGCGCTGGCGGAGTTTTACAAGGACAACTATTGCTGTCACCGCAGACTTATTCTATCGTAGTTGGTGCAGGTCAATCAGCCAACCCAGACGATTCAGACCCTGGAATAAATGGGGATCCAAGTTCGGCATTTAACTTAGTTGCTGCCGGTGGCGGTGGCGCTGGCGGTGGCTTTGTTGCAGGCAGAGGCATGGTTGGCGGTAGTGGAGGTGGCGGTGGAAGAAACCCCTCCGGAAGTATATGGGGTCTCGGAGGAGCCGGACGTCCTAACCAAGGGTTTCACGGCGGCACACCTATCTTTTTTCTTTCAGCAGATTGGGAAGGCGGCGGCGGTGGTGGTGCAGGCGGACCTGGCGAGCCTAGCTATAGCAGCGAGTGGGGCGGCGATGGCGGTGACGGTGTTAGTTCTAGTATCAATAACACACTTACATTCTACGGTGGTGGCGGCGGCAGCGGAAGTAATACTCGCCGGGGCCGAGGCGGTATTGGCGGCGGCGGTCAAGGAAAATTAAATAGTGACGGCACCAGTAATGACGGTGGCGCAAATACCGGCGGAGGCGGCGGTGGAGGTTGGAGCGGACCAACAGGTGCTGGCGGTTCGGGAATTGTTATAGTTAGGTATAGAACAACTGGTTAAAACTGTAGTTGATTTAACATTACAGCATCTAGTTTTTCAGAAATGCCTAACCCGATAATATTTTGATGGAATGCATTAGTTGACCACAAACCGTATTCTTCATCGTCAGGACAGAGATTTCCGCTGGGCGAAAATCTCGACTTCCAGTACATCCTAATAAAATTATTATCTTTAGCAGTGATATCTAAACATTGATTTGCCCGATCAGTGGCAAACTTCCAAAATTCTGTATCAAACGATGATCCTGCTAGATAATGCAACATTATCACAGATTCAATTTCTCTAATATTTTGTCGATATTTAAAATTAGCTTGATCCACGCTCTGGTGCCCATTCCATAAATCCCACGAACTTCGTTGTATGTGATCCATTACTCCAACAGAAGTAGCTTCTAGAGGTTCTAAAAAGAAAGATGCATTACCATTGTATGCAATTCGTTCAGTGTAATTTGATTTCCTGTAGTAGTTGCCAAACGAAAATGTGTTGGTATCTTGACTGGGCGTTAGATTGTATTTTTCGAAAACATTTTTAACATCTTCTTTTACCTCTTCAAGCGTATTGATATTCTTGTTGTATAGATATCCAATAGAACATCTGTTTTGTAAAGGAACACCAAACACCCAGCCGTAGGGTCTAGCAACGGTTAATGTATGTTGAAATCTAGGATATTCCCAATAGCACTGTGTTACATGAACTGAATTTACAGGGATGTACGAAGGAATATCAAATTCTTCGTAGGAACTAGGCTTGCCTGAACAATCCATGACAAAGTCAGCATCAATGTCTGTGGCTTTGATATTATGTTCTTTTACAGTTACTTTATCTTTGACTTTTTCAAAGATGTAATTCTGTAGTGCTACGGCATTAAAATGCACAGCAGCATAAGGTGGCGGGAATGAATGCAGAAAATCTTCTTTGCCTTGCCCCCAATTTGATTTGTAGATTCCAGTTTTCAATGTACCGTCAATTTTATCAAGTTCTAGATAGTTGAAATTTAAATTTTGAAATAAATTTCTTGATAATGGCAACACCGACCCTTCGCCCACAGCCTGGGGAGATATACTAGGATCAAAATGCCATTCAATTTCACAATCAGGCATATGTCTTAAAAAATGTATTACTGACTGTGCTCCGGCAGTACCCTTGCCAATTATAGCTACTTTTTTCATTTTTGAATATCCTTGGTTTCTAGTAATTTACAATCTTGAACGAAATAAACATAATCAAGTTTGCTGGTGTTTAAAATATCTACTGCATCTTGTTTGGTTTGTGCCAACGGATTACCAGCAAGATTCAAACTGGTATTCAGTAGCATAGGGCATCCAGTCTTTTTATAAAATTCTGTTAACAACTCAAAGACGAACCCACTTGATACTGTTTGAATTCTACAGCTACCGTCTATATGAATTATGCCAGGAACAATATTTTTAGCATTTTCAGTAGCAGATAGGCTCACGGTCATAAAAGGATAATCGTTAATGCCGTGTGTAACAAAAAACTCATGAATTTTGTCTTTTAAAATAATACCTGCGAACGGACGATACCATTCTCTCTTTTTAATTTTATTAACAATGTCTTTGCAATTAGGATTACGAGGATCAAACAATATAGATCTATGTCCAAGTGCTCTGGGCCCAGCCTCTGGCGCTCCGTCAACGATTGCTAAACTTTTTTGTGCCAATAGAATGTCAACAAGCTCAGATATAGACGCATCAGTTCCTTGCGTTATCTTTTCGTTTTGATCGTAGTATTGATAAAAGGTATCTGTTATAGGACGAATAGTAGAATCTTTTGTTTCAGCTCTATATTTCAACATGGCAGCACCCATGGCGATTCCAGAATCATCTGCCAGTGGTTCAAAATAAAAATTTACATCAGGCAAATTTTTAATGTAAAAATTGTTGGCCACAACATTCAGACCATATCCACCTACTACACATACATTAGTAATGCCAGTTAATTCAACACTCTTTTTAATTAAATCTAAAACAGCCTGTTGTGTTTCTAATTGAACCTGTTTGGCTTTGTCTGCATATAGTTTATAATTGTCGGGAGTTATGTCATTAGTACTGTAGTCGCTTAATCCGTCAAAGCACACAACTTTTTTCATGTGCTTATTATCAACATATGAAAAATAATTAGAAATTGGACTACCGTTAACAAACAGTGAATCGTATTTTTCATCTGTGCCGTAGGCAGACAATCCCATGGTCTTGCCATTTTCAAGAGGATGTTGATTGATCAATGTCGTAGCAGCTTCATATACCTTAACAATACCCAACTTGTCGTGTAGACACACACTTGTACCTGGATACTGCGAGGATATTTCTTTTTGTAATCTTTCTGTATTAGACACATAATTAGGCTCAACAGAGAATGACTTGTACAACGGAGTTATATTATTAGGATAGCTACAGTAATATATAGACTCAGATTCAGTGGCGGCGGGAATAGAATCTTGAAAAAATATAGAGCCGTTTCGATCAATGACAACAGTTAAGCATTTACTGAATCCGCTGTTATAAAATGCCAAACTGGCATGGCACAGGTGATGAGACAAATTTGAAAAATTTTCAAGAGATGCGTTAAATGTTTTTCTAATGTAATGCTGATATACTGTTTGAAAATTTGTATGATTATCGTGCGGATTATGATAAAGCACGTGGTCTATTTTACCAAACTGCAAAGAATTATACAAGTCTAACGACTTAAAAGGATGCATGTCTCTTTTAACTTTTGATAATCGTTCCTCTTTGCAAAAAAATTCAATTATTCCGTTGTTGATAGCGCACACAGAACTGTCATGCGCTATATTAAATGCAAGTACTCTCACTGATCATCCTTGGGCAGATATTGAATTTCGGTGACAGGAAAATACGGTAAGGTTATTTCACGTTTAGATCCGCCAGGTCTGTACAAAAACATCTGCTCTCCTTCTGCTGAATCGATATATTTAAACATCACTGCGCGATCGTTCCAATACTTGCCGTCGTTGGTTCTGTAAACATGCGGATAACGAGTGCATCGCCATACATCTGTTGATTCATTTCCGTTTTGCTCCAATTGAAAATCATCTTCAGTTATAGGTGAAATTGGAATTCTTTCAACCAGTCTTGGCAACCACTCACATAATTGTCTCATCACATTAATGTCACCGTTGGTTAGATCTACTAAATTTTCTACGAGGGTAATGGAATCTTTTCCAAAAGATGTTTCCTTAAACCCAGTTAATTCTAACTCACGTTCAGCATATTTTTTTAGATGTTCTTTTAACGAATTCATAAATTATCTCTAGGTTATTAGGTTTATATATTTTTTAGTTTATTATCTAACTTTTTTCTAATTTCGACTATTTTACTTCTTAGCTCGTTGCCCTGTGTAGGTAATTGCTTTGCATAGACCATCTCTACATACATGTTGTCCATGTTTTTAACTGCAAATATGAGATCATTCAATAATCTTGTAGCTTCTATTTTATCCTGCTCGTTGATTAGTTTGTCGATGTTCTCTCGATATTGTCTAACATCTGTTTGAAATCTTTCAGTTTGTTGTAGCATTTTTAATTAACTCCAGTACAGTTTCTATTTTTACACGTATTACTTGATTATTTAATGTGGTGCGCAGGCCAGAATGCAGTTGCTTAGGCAAATGATCCAAATCTGCCCAACACACAGTCTTTGACGCCACGGTCAAAAACTCTTGATCTACTACGCACACGTATGTACCATATTCAAAACCACGATCTTCACTGAGATAGAGTTCTATAGGCACTATTCGTCCCTGTGCGTATTGATTTAACAATGCGTTGGCATCTTCTAAGAGGCTGTTGTTGCGCTGAAACGTAGGAACTGTCCACCGATCGTTATCTAAGATCAGTAGGATCCTACCTGTAGGTTTGGCTAAAAATAATAATCCGGCACGCTGTTGCATGCAGATACTTATCCGCCGGCGGCTTTGAAGTTCCACTCTCCTGGCAAATACTCACCTTCAAAGGCCTTGAGCCATTGAGCGCCATCCCACTTATACTTGATTCCTGTGCGGATATTTTGGATGTGTGTGGCCGAAAATATTTCCCCTGCCATATCAGCAGCTTCTAAGGTGTTGTCTACAGGATTCCAAATTGTAGCCCATGTTTGTCCAGTCCATTCTACTATGGAGTTGGCTACAATCACGGGGTCAGTGCCGTCTTGATTTTCCCAGCTCGAGTCGTTGTTGCTGGGATTTCGCCAAGCCTGCGGACCTCGATATGGAACACTTGTGCTGTCTGCTGGCTTAGAAGGAAGATTAATGTAACCTCCGCGGTTTTCGCTGTTGTTAACATCGTCCAACATCAGAAATCTCAATCCCAACGGAATCTGTGCATGTGATCCGTAGACTTCTAAAGGATTATACTTGTAGGGATCTATAATAGCATCCACGGTACCTCTAGCAGCGACACCTGGTATTGTGCTGGCGATATCGTCATTGGCAGGATATGTATCCGCATCTAAAGTCACAGTGAGCACTGTGGCGTCTAACGGATTAATCACAAACGTGCCTACTATTTCGAATCCGCTGACTTTTTTGAACCAAACTTCACTACCCGGCACATACCCGCCTTGCACCTCTAGGATCTTGGCCCATTCTACAGGTTCACCGTTTTTGTATTCACGTTGATCGAGTCCTGTTGATATTACCGCGTCAGGGGGGTTTACTATGGTGAGATCGTATTGATTGTCGTTGACTGAACCTGTGTTAGATTTAAACAGCAACACTCGATAACGACCGTATGTTTTTCCGACTAATGAATTGTTAGGCTGTGAAGTATTGTATATGAGATCTGAAAGATTTAATACTTCTCCTTGTTCAGTGAACACATTGGCCACTATGCTCTGGACAATTCCTAATTTTTTTACTTTTGCCGGCGGTGATATAAACACCGGCATTTCAAATTCCATACTACAAATGTCTATGTCGCTTTCTGCACCTTGAGGAATGGTTCTGCTGGAAAAATTAGTGTTGGTCAAGTACATGGCGCTGAGACTGGTCCAGTCAATGTAGTTGTCAGTGGTCTGCAATTCTAGGCTGGGATTGAACAGCACTAATATCTGTTCTAGCAACTGTAGTTTTTGATCTGTGTTTGAGGTCCACAGATCGGCTTTCATAGTCAGTTTGAACGGAGTGGGCATGAGTCTTTCAACAGTGTAACTGCCGCCTTGAGCGCCTGTGTATTCTCTAGTACCACTGGCGTCTGTGAATCTTCGTTCTCTTATGTGTATCTTAGATACAAATGTGGGATCACTGAGTCTACTGGTGTCCATTTCGATACCTGTGATATAGCAGGCAATCCTTGGCACAGTAGGCATTTTGTTTTCCGAATTATCTTTGATAATGCTGGCCACTTGTCTAGTTAAGTCGCCGTACATCACAGGTATTTGGCGCTGCTCGCCGTCTCCTGCTTGATATTTAAATCCAATGAACACACGCATGAACTGCGTGACATAGCGTCGTATCTGTCCGTCGTAGTGAAAATCCATTATAGGTCTGCCTCAGGTCTTAGAGCCTTGCTGAGACTCTGCTTTTCTTTGACTGTGTGTCCGTCTATGGTGTTCACAGTGGGGTTATTAATGAATGTAGATTTTTGTGTTTGTCGTACATCCTTGCCGGCAAAAGTTTTACCAGCAGCCACATCGCTGGCACCAAGATTGTTCATAGTCATGCGCACATTATCTTCAAACTTGCGCCATCTTGCGCCATCAAATCTAAACAGTCTGTTGGGTAGGTAATCTGTTCTTAATGCAAATTGCCCGTTGACAGGATTGTTCGGGAATGAAATTCCTGCGGTAAAGGGAGCACCATTAGGAGGAACCCCGTCTTCGGTTAGATATCCTTCATAGCCATCACCATCTGACGGCAATATCACACTGCTGGCAGTCTGTCCAACATACACAGGATTTCCATCTGTGTCATACAACAGATTTCCTGCTTCGTCGGTGGCCTGTGTGGCAGCATCTACTGTGACGTCTGTAGCATCTGTACTGGCTAATTCTACATCACCGTCGGCAGTACGTTGCAGTGTATAGTACTTGCTGGTGTCATATCCACTACGTGGTGCATCTGCTTCTGCTTGATTCAATACCGCAGAAGTGATCTGCATTTCTTTTTCGTAGGTACTGACTACATCTCGCAAGGTATCAGCCAATGCATAGTAAGGATTGTTTACCGGTCCGGGGGGCTCTATCCCAGTAACTTCTCGGATGACTTGATATTTTTTACCATTGGCAGCAAGTACCACGTCATTAGGATAGTAAGTTATGGTCGAGTTATACGTGCCTTTGTAGAATTCTCTGTCTGCAATGTCGTCTAGAATCTGTTTGAATTCTTGACTATCTACTAACGGCTTGCACTTGGCACGATATAAGTGCGGATACCATGTGGCTGAAAATCCTTCTGCTGCTCTACTAACTTCTTCGATCACAAAGAATCGTTTTAGAGCAAAGGTTAAATCATTGAGAGCATACTCGTCTTTGAGATGTGGTAGTTCTATAACATCGCCTGCGATGATTTTACGACCTAGTTTTTCCACAGTATCTGTGATGTGAAAAGTGATAAAGATAGTGTCATTCTGTAAGAACAAGCCAAACTGGCTGAGGTTAAAATCAATATCACTGATGTTGTAGACCCCGCGCATCACATATACATCGGGATCATACTTGCGGTCACGGTTTTCTAAAAACAATAGATCCTGTATGTTTGATACACTGTCACCGGTGTAATTAGGAGTGCTTGGAGTATCGCCCTGTATAGCTGTGCCAGGACCTATGTATCTGTGCACCAGCACATCTGTGCCGCCAACTTGGAACATTTCCCAGGCGGATTTATCTATAAAGCGGAAATCGTTGCCCTTTTCGGGACGGTATAAACTGAGTCTTGGCATAGTCATATATTTACCGCTACGATAAATACTCGTATGAGCACATCCGATCAAGCCAAAAACTCTGTTTACAACTACTGCAAAACCATGCTAGGCGATGGTATGGTAGATGTAGAACTAGATCCTATACATTACGACACAGCACTTAATCGTGCTTTAGCAGTATTCCGTCAGCGTAGCGATAACGCTGTGGAAGAAAGCTACATGTTTTTAACCCTAACTGAGAGTACTAACGAGTATATCCTGCCTAAAGAAATACAGCAGGTACGACAGATATTTCGTAGATCAGTAGGCTCGAGAACTGGCAACGGAACAGGCGGTACGGTATTTGAACCATTTAATTTGGCTTATGCCAACACTTATCTGTTGAGCAGTACTAATATGGGAGGATTGCTGACCTATGAATTGTTTGCTCAGTATCAAGAATTAGTAGGCAAGATGTTTGGTAGCTACATTAATTTTACCTGGAATCCACAGAATCATAAAATTATCATACATCAACGTCCTCGTGGTGAAGAAAGTGTTATGCTAATGGTTTATAACACCAAGCCGGACTTCGCTATCATTGATGATGTATATTCCGGGCAATGGATCAAGGACTATGCTTTAGCTAACTGTAAAATGATGCTAGGGCAAGCTCGCAGCAAGTTTGGACAGATCGCAGGACCGCAGGGCGGCACCCAACTCAACGGCACAGCACTGATCACAGAAGGCCAAACCGAAATAGAAAAACTAATGGAAGATCTCAAAACTGGTATTACTACTCAGGGTTGGGGTTGGATAACTGGTTGACATCTTAATTTCGTACATGCTATAATTGTTCTAAAGGGGACAATTTATGATCATAGGTGTATGCGGTTTTATAGGCTCAGGCAAAGACACTGTAGCCGATTATCTAGTTAATTTTCACGAATTTCGTAGAGAAAGTTTTGCGTCAACACTCAAAGATGCTGTAGCTGCGGTGTTTGGGTGGGATCGTACTCTGTTGGAAGGGCGCACTGCACAAGCTCGTGAATGGCGTGAACAAGTAGATCCGTGGTGGGCTGAACGCTTAGACATGCCTACGTTGACTCCTAGATGGGTTCTTCAGTACTGGGGAACTGAAGTATGCCGTAAGAGTTTTCACGACGATATATGGATCGCTTCGCTGGAAAATAAACTGCGTATGAGTAAAGACCACATTGTAATTTCGGATTGTCGTTTCCCTAACGAGATTAAATCAATTAAAGATGCAGGCGGACATATTGTTTGGGTACAACGTGGTGACTTACCTGAATGGTATAATGATGCTGTTAGTGCTAACCAAGGCAATAACATAGGGCTTAACGCTATGAAAATGCGAAAAATACATGCTTCGGAATGGGCGTGGTTGGGCAGTGATTTTGACAGCATTATCAACAACAACGGAACTATCGACGAACTGTATCAACAGAGTGCAGAACTAATAGTCAGCCACAAGGTCCCCTTGTCGCCAAGTGATTCCCTCTTTGCCTAATATCTCAGCACAATTCAAACATACAGTTTTGAGATTAGCGGGTCTGCAGTTATTGAGATTTTCATCTATATGAAACACACGGAACACTTCTGTGTGTGGACTTTTGTACCCGCATTTTTCACACTGAGTCTTTGGTCGATATCCTGCTCGTTGCCAACGAGGCACATGAGCTGATGCACCATGTGCTAAACAGATTTCACACAGTGTTCTGTAATAGGCACGATCGTTTTTATAATAATTAACGGCTCGGGGCCGCTGTGCGCAGGCCTTGCAAAGTGGTCTCATAATTTTATTTACACCTTTTTCGCCCCTTTTGTTGTGCTCCTAACTCGCTGTTTTTGGAATAGTATGCTAAATATTATGAGCAACTATTACCAGGAGAATAGGCGATATGGCACTAACATCACCAGGCGTACAAGTTACGGTAATCGACGAGAGTTTTTATACACCAGCAGAACCTGGTACAGTTCCTCTTATCGTCGTAGCTACAGCCCAAGATAAGACAAACGGAGCTGGCACTAACACAGCTTCAGCAACAACCAAAGCAAATGCTGGCAAAGCATTTAAAGTTACCAGCCAAAGAGATCTTACAGATCTGTTTGGAATTCCGTTCTTTGAGCAGACAGCGAGTTCAACTCCTATCCATGGCTCGGAGCGCAACGAATATGGACTATTAGCAGCATACAGTTTATTAGGTGTAAGCAACGCGGCATTCATTGTTCGTGCTGATGTAGACTTAGACGAACTTGCAGCAGCAGTGGATGCCCCGGGAGCGAACCCAGTAAACGGCAAATGGTGGATTGATACGCAGGCGACAACTTGGGGTATCCAAGAATGGAACAGTGCAGCCGCTACAACAGTAGGCGGACAGAAATTTACCAACAAAGTACCACTGGTACTCACAGACGCAGATTTTCCATCTAAGATCGACGGCGTTGCACCAAAAGAAGCTGTAGGCCAGATCGGCGATTATGCAGTGGTGTTCCGCACAGTTGAAGGCGATACTTCCTACGGTACATCAGAAGACCTAGCAAGAATCTACTACAAATCATCAGGCAATGGTGGCATTGGTGGTGGTGGCACAGCAGTTGATGCAGGCGAATGGGTGTTAGTAGGTTCAAATTCCTGGAAGGCCAGCTGGCCAGTGGTAATTAGCTCTACATATACAGGTAACACTGGTGGCACATTGTTTGTTAATAGTACTTCGATTGTGGGTGGCACATTAGCAACAATCGCAGCTAATATTAATGCAGCAGCTATTACAGGTGTTACAGCAAGAGTAGTATCTAACAAATTATACATTTATTCCGATGGTAGATCAGCAGCTGATGGCGCAGCTGGCGATTCCACTGGTCCAGACGGCAGAGTATTCCTAGACAACGGTACAGCGTCATGGAGCACCATTGGCATTCAAACTGGTGAATACATCAGTCCTAAACTGCAACAAACTCCGCACACAGATGTGCCTACGTTCAAACGCACTGACAACACTACTACTGTAGCAGGATATGCTACAGGTTCTGTATGGATCAAAACTACTGAACCTAATTTGGGTGCTCGTTGGAGAGCCAAACAGTGGAGCTCTGCTACACAGTCATGGGTAGCATCAGAAGCTCCGATTTATGCTTCCACAAATGCAGCTTTGTTTTATTTGGATCGCAGCGGCGGTGGCTCAAACATTTCAGCAGATACATTGTTTGTACAGAGCAACGCACAGGAAAACAGTGGATTCGACACAACACCAGACACAGCTGAATTCCGTATGTGGTATAGACACGTTGGTGCAGGTCAAGGTACCAGCATTACATCCAACATTATCAAAAGTGGAACTTTTACCGCAGCATCTACAAGAACATTTACTTTAGCTGAAAGTATTGTAGGCCAGTTGGCATTGGATGCAGCTAAGACTATTACACTGTCTACAGCCTCAGGAAATGCTCCTACAGGCGACAACAGCGATGCAGACAAATTTGCTGCTGCTATCAACGCTGCTGGCTTCACAAACATTGAAGCTTCTGTAGTAGCTGTAACAGCAACGCAGAGCAGATTGGTAATTACTCACAATGACGGCGGTGATTTTAGACTCACAGACGGCACAGGTACTCCTTTGTCAACACTGTTTACAGCCTACAATCTCAAGACCAGAGCAGGTACAGAAAACTTCTATAATATCTCATTGGGCAGCGGCGCAGTGGGAGCAGAAGATCTTGCTACAGGTGCTGCAGACGACTACTTGGCATCAGGATACAAACCTCTAGCTGCAGACGATCCAAGATTTGCTGCTGGACCTGACGCACCTCTAAATGAGCCATCAGATCAACAACTGTGGTACAATCCTAACTTTGCTGATGTGGACATTATGGTTCACAATGGCAACACATGGGTGGGTTATAGACACAGCACAGCACCTTATTTTGAAGCTGCAACAGCTACACCAAGAACAGGTTACTTACCTATTGTTGCTGCCAGCAATCCATATGTGTCGGGTGTTACTACATCAGGCGACCTATGGATCAGCACAGCCGATTTAGAAAATTTCCCAACAATATACAGATACAACAGCAACTTAACCGATATCGGTGACGCTACACTACGTTGGGAATTAGTAGACAAAACAGATCAAACCACTGAAGAAGGTGTATTGTTTGCAGATGCTCGCTGGAACACAGCTGGCACAAGTTCAAGTCAATCAACTATCGAAGATTTGATCACTAATAACTTCTTAGATCCAGATGCTCCGGATCCAGCACTATATCCAAAAGGTATGTTGTTATGGAACCTAAGACGCAGTGGCGGGAATGTCAAAAAATACAGCAACAGTTACATCGACACAGCCAGTGATAATCCAAGAACAAGCAGTGCTACCCTAGCAGGTTCAGCTTTTGTTAGTGGCGCAGGTCTAAGCATGGAAACTTATTTCCCAGATCGTTGGGTTACTGCTTCAGGCAACAACGAAGATGGATCAGGCAGCTTTGGTCGCAAGGCACAACGTAAAGTAGTTACACAAGCGTTGAAATCAGTGATTGACACCAGCCAAGAGATCCGTGATGAAGAAAGACGTAACTTTAACATCATCGCTTGCCCAGGATATCCAGAAACTATGAGCAATCTAGTAAATCTCAATATTGATAGAGGTATTACTGCGTTTGTGGTAGGCGACACTCCGTTGAGATTGGCAGCAGATGCTACTTCCTTGAATAACTGGGGTACCAATGCAGAATTAGTTACTGATAACGGCGATGACGGTATTGTAACCTATGACGAATACTTGGCTACATATTATCCAAACGGATTTACCACTGATCTTAGCGGTGCAAATGCAGTGGTTCCAGCAAGTCATATGATGCTGAAGACTATTGCACTCAGCGACAATGTCAGCTTCCCATGGTTTGCACCAGCAGGTACACGACGTGGCGGTATTACTAACGCTACAGCAGTAGGATATATTGATGCAGCTACAGGTGAATTTCAAACAGTTGCACTGAACGAAGGTCAACGTGATACCTTGTATGAACTAAAGGTAAATCCAATTCCATTCTTTAATGGTGTAGGACTTGTGGCTTACGGTCAAAAAACTCGTGCAAGAAATGCATCAGCATTAGATCGTATAAATGTAGCAAGACTGGTTGTGTATCTCCGCAGTCAGTTGAACAAGTTGGCAAGACCATATTTGTTTGAACCCAACGACAAGATTACCAGAGACGAAATCAAACAAGCGGCAGAAAGCCTATTGTTGGAATTGGTAGGCTTGAGAGCAATTTACGACTTTGCGGTTGTGTGTGATGAAAGCAATAACACTCCGTCTCGTATCGATCGCAACGAACTTTATGTTGATATCGCTATAGAGCCAGTGAAAGCCATTGAGTTCATTTACATTCCATTGCGTATCAAGAACACAGGAGAAATTTAAAAATGGCAATTACATCGCTTAACAACATTGGTATTCCAACTACCAACGCAGCTGGCAGCACTCAAGTGCTGTTGATGCCAAAGTTAAAATATCGCTTTAGAGTTACACTGTTAGGATTTGGAGTTGCCGCAGCTACTGAACTCACTAAACAGGTACAGGATGTTACAAGACCTAAAGTGTCGTTTGAAGAGATGACACTGGACGTCTACAACTCAAAAGTTAAATTAGCTGGCAAATACACACTAGAAAACGTTACACTAACATTGCGTGATGATGCCAGTGGACAAGTACAGAAATTAGTTGGCCAACAGATTCAGAAGCAGTATGACTTTATGGAACAGGCTTCTGCACGTTCAGGTATTGATTACAAATTTACCACACGTATTGAAGTGTTAGATGGCGGTAATGGTGCTCTAGTACCAACCACGCTGGAAACATTTGAACTTTATGGTTGTTTTGTACAGAATGCAGACTACGGTGATGCAAACTACAGTACCAATGAGCATATGACAGTAGCACTGACTATTGCCTACGATAATCTATCACAGTTCGCAGCTGGTACAACAGCAGTGAGCCCAATAGGTGGTATCGGAGCAGCAGTAGGAAGAACTATTGGTGCTGCTACTACAGGTGCTTCTACAGCCCAAGGATAATAGCAATATTAACTCAAGAAGCCCGACTAAAAATCGGGCTTTTTTTGTGGCATAAATATTTGTATGGCAAATAAATTCACGAGATATCTATCAGAGTTCGGTTCCGGCTTAATTGAAGGCGTGACCAAGCCCAAGGGTCAACAAAGTAACTATCGTCATGCCACGAGATTGTTTGTTGACAACAATCTACGGCTCAGCCCTAAGACCAAATTTCTTTACTATGTTCAGTTTGAAATAGACAATACAGTAAGAGGTATGAGCGCATTTACTGCCAAACATGCTAACGAAGCTGGGCTGTTAGTAAAGAGTGCAGATCTACCAAAATTTAATTTTGATTCTGTGGTAAAAAATCAGTACAATCGCAAAAAGATTGTTTACAAACAAATCAACTACGAACCTGTAAACATCAACATGCACGATGACAGCAATGCTGTGATCAATGCTATGTGGGCCTTGTACTATGGTTATTATATTGCGGATCGACATAATCCAGATGCAGCTTTCAAACCTAACCATCTTAGGAAAACCGGCACACAAGTTGATAATTTTAGGTATGGCTTAGACAACGATAAAAAAGAAGCAGATTTCTTTAAATCAGTAACTATCTATACCATGAGTCGTAGACGATTTGTTGGTTATACTTTGGTCAATCCTAGAATCAAAACTTGGAATCACGGGGGCATGGACTATGGAGCCAGTGAATTCAATGAAAGCCAAATGACGTTAGAGTACGAGGCAGTGAGATATACCACTGGTAATGTAAGTGTTGGAACACCCAAAGGGTTTGCCACACTACACTACGACACTGTACCGAGTCCGCTGAGCGTGGCAGGCGGCGGCGTTGCTACACTCACAGGTGAAGGTGGAGTCTTAGACGGACTTGAACAGATTTTTGGTGACATAGGTTCAGGAGGTGCGTTCGGCACTCCTGGTGGATTCATAGGCACATTGGCCAAGACCTTCAACACCTATAAGAATTTCAAGAGCCTGAGCAAAGAACAATTGGCCAGCGAAGCAATTGGTATACTCAGCAATCCTGGAAATATCACGGCGGCAGCACAGAGCATAGGTGGGGTGGTAGGAGCTATTTTTCCTAAGAGCGCCAGTACAGAATCCACAGCCAGTGCCAGTCAACGCAACTTAGTAGGAGGCCCAGATTAATCTATGGCTACTAATTTACCAGCACAACCTATCGAAGACAGTGCAGCTGCCACTAAATTATATTTTGAAAACTACGGCGAAGCTGCTCTAGAGTTTCCTTCCAACGATGTTACTGCCGCAGTGAGCTTTTTCCAACAGGCCGGATTTGATTTAGATGCTGCTTCTACTGCTGCATCTGTGATACTAAGACAGGCTAAAATTGACGGTACTCCTATTTTTCAAATACTTGATACATTAAAAAGTTTTACAGGCATCTCTCTGGGACAGATAGTAGCAGAAATACTCAATAATAATCGTGTGCCCACATCACTGCTAGGCTACAGAACCAGTGATGTAAAACCTAATCAAACAAGAAACATAGCTGCTTAATGTCTAAATTTGCACAGGGACGATTTGAAATGAAAAACCCTGCCAAGTATGTGGGCAAGAAAACTCCATTGGCTCGTAGTTCGTGGGAATTTGTGTTTATGCGTATGTTAGATGAGCATCAAGGTGTAGAAAATTGGGCCAGTGAAAGCATACAGATACCCTATAGAGATCCAATGACGGGCAAATACACAATATATGTGCCTGATTTCTTTGTGGTCTACAAAGACAAAACCGGTAAGAAACATGCAGAAGTAGTAGAAGTTAAACCACAGAGTCAAACTCTGCGAGAATCAGTAGGCAAAAGCCGATACAATCAAGAGCAGTATATTAAAAACATGGCCAAATGGGAAGCTGCTACAGCTTGGTGTAAACAGCAGGGCATTAGGTTTAGAGTGGTTAATGAAGGTGATATTTTCCATCAAGGCACTAAACGCAGATAAGTATGATATGACTAAAAAATTAGAAGAACTGTTTGATTTAGAATCTCACTCTGAGCCTGCACCGACACCCGCACCTGTGCATGAAGAAATTAATAGTCTTGAAGATCAATATCAAGCAGTGCAAAAGATAGTGCAAACACTACCACATATACAAGAGCTAGAAAATCTCGATGAGCAAGAACTAGATAATCTTGCTAAAAAAGCAGAACAGGCATACGACGATCTCATGGATTTGGGCATGAATGTAGAAGTAAGATATTCCGGTAGGATATTTGAAGTAGCCAGCTCAATGATGGGCAACGCTATCACTGCTAAAAGCAATAAAATAGAAAAGAAACTCAAAGCTGTAGATCTACAGTTGAAAAAACTTAAAATAGACAACGATGCTGGAGTAGATCCCAACAACGTAATAAACGGGCAGGGCTATGTGATAACAGATCGCAACGAACTGCTGAAAAAATTAAGCGGAAAAGCATAAATACTCATATGAAAACTTTTAAAGAATATCTCGTCGAAAACAAAAAAGTCTACAGCTTTAAGATCAAAGTTGCGGGCGATGTTCCTGAAAAATTTCAAGAAGCATTAAAATCACGACTAGACAGCTGTAAGGTCATGACTTTTGAAAAGATCACAACAACCCCTATACAAAAATTGCCATTGGATTTTCCGGGCAAAGAAAATATGGAAGTAACTGTGTTTGAAGTGGTTTGCGAATACCCTACAACACCGCCTGAAATTTCAACTCATGTAAAAGCCATGGGCATAGACGAAGACTGTTTCCGTGTGCGAGGCAGCAGTGAGCCCACAGAAGCAGATCAGGTGTTACTGGACAACGAGCCCGGCGGTGATGCCATGTTAGACGAACAAGACCTGGACAAGGGCACAGGAAAAATCAAACATAAAGATTACTTTGGTGATGATTTTAACAAAGGATTTCTAAAAGATTTAAGCAAAACAGCCAAGCAGAGAACCAAAGACGGTTTTGCTGCTGAATATAAAATACCCAAGCAAAAAACAGACAAAGCTGGATCTATGAGTCCAATGTCAAACGCTGGCAAACCAGATCCACGCAAAGGAAATTAACTATGAACTTTCAAGAACTATTGGCCAAGATGCAGGAGTTAGACAGGCCCGCCACAGAAGCCTGCGGCGACTCGCCTATGCCGATGAGCATGCCACCGATGTCAGAAAAACCAGACACTCCGCCACCAAGCATGAGTTTAAATCTCAATGCACAAGGCATGGACAACATCGAAGAACTAATGAAGCTGATGACCAAAGTTAATCCAGATATGATTAACCAACCAGCACCAATGAGCTCTATCAGCATCGAACCCATGGACAAGCCTATGGGCGGACTACCTCCGTTAAAGATGCTGCCAGACATGGACTCGAAGCCACATTCAGAACCTGATGCAGACAACATGGACGGCCCAAGCGACATGGATGCAGACAATATGCCTCCAATGGGCGACTTAGATCGCGATGACGGCGATAATGTAACCAAGGCCATGGGAGACATTGACGGTGATGGCGATCATGACATGGATGATCACGATGCAGAAAAGAAAAACAAAGACGAAGCATTTGGTAATTCACTAAACGGATCAGAACCAGAATATGCAGGCGTTGACGCTGCTATGCCAGACGGCAACGATCTAAACAAGCCTAAGAAAAGTTTCAGCGGCAAGCCTTATCGCGGAGATAATCCAATGGCTGCAGGCGCATATGAAAGTAAAGAACAACTACGTGCCAGCATAAGAGAAGAACTTCTGCAGAGATTGTCAGAAGCTAAAGGAGCGAAATAATGTCAGGATTTAAAATTTCAACAGAGTCGTTAAGACCAGAATTTTATCAGGTTGTGTTAACACTTAGCGGCGGCGCCGGAACATACCCTACAGCCGACGGCAACGATAACGGTGCAGTGTATCCTCAGGATCACAGCGACTTTGCAACAAAGCCAACTACATTAGTTATAGGTAGAAGAGTAGCTAGAGGACATCAAAGATTTTTAGCTATAATTGAAAATCTACAGAAATACGCAGATGCACAGATACAAGATGTACAGTTTACATCAGCAGGAGCTACCGTAGCTGCAAATCAACCACAAACAGTGACATTTACTGTGAGATACGATCGTGCAGGTGCAGCAGGTGCCGGCGTAACTGAGGGAGTGTTGGGCGGTACACGAGCAGAAATCGGAACTCCGTTCCAATTTACAGCTACCACAGATGGTACAATTACTGTAGACACAACTGCCAAAGCTCTACGCTATCAAATAGCCCAGGCCATTGGTAGAACTAACCATGTTAAAAGTATGAGAGTGTACGACGGCGGTCAAGGTGCTGAGATCCAAGAATCATTAACTGTTACACTGCCCGATACACTTGCGGACATTTACAAAGACGTAGCTGTAACACTTGTTGATGCAGCAGAAACCATAGATAGTTAATACAAACTAACAAACCAAATAGGCTCTTCGGAGCCTATTTTTTTCAGTAAATAACATTATGTCAAAATCCTTAGACGGCAATCTAATTAAGAAAGCCCATGCACAGATACGCTATAATCTCGATGAAGTTAAGCACTTAGAAGCTTGTATGGACCCGGTTACTGGTCCGTTATACTTTGCCAAAAACTTCATCAAGATACAACACCCTACTAGAGGATCGATACCGTTCGAGCCCTACGGGTTTCAAGAACTGTTAATTGAAGCATATCATACAAATAAAGAATGTATCGCCATGTTACCACGTCAGATGGGCAAGACCACATGTGCAGTAGCATATCTGTTGTGGTATACACAGTTTATGCCGGACGTACAGGTGTTGATTGCGGCACACAAGTATGAAGGTGCTCGAGACATTATGGATCGTTATAGATATGCCTATGAAAATTTACCAGACTTTATCCGTGCTGGGGTGTATTCATATAACAGAAACACCATCGAATACGACAATGGATCACGTATACAAGCAACTACCACAACAGAAAACACAGGTCGTGGTAAATCTCTTTCGTTGATATACTGCGACGAGTTTGCATTCGTGCAACCACCAGAAAAAGCCAAAGAGTTCTGGACAGCATTATCACCGACATTAGCCACAGGCGGTAAAGCTATTATTACATCAACTCCTAACAGTGACGAAGATCAATTTGCTATGATTTGGTTGGAAGCCAATAAGCGATTTGACGACTTTGGTAATGAAACCAAACTAGGTGTCAACGGTTTCTTCCCCTTCTTTGCACACTGGAAGGAACATCCAGATCGTGACGATGCATGGGCCAACTTAGAACGTGCCAAGATCGGTGAAGAACGTTTCCGTAGAGAATTTGAATGTGAGTTCTTGATCTTCGACGAAACCCTAATTAACTCTGTGAAGTTAGTTGAACTTGCTGGCAGCGATCCTATAATGAACATGGGTCAAACACGTTGGTACAAAGACATCAGCCCAAAGGCTACATACCTTGTTGCCTTAGATCCCAGCCTAGGCACAGGTGGAGACTATGGTGCTATACAGGTTTACGAAATGCCTGAAATGGTACAAGTAGCAGAATGGCATCACAATACCACTCCTGTGCAGCAACAGGTCAGAGTCATGCGAGAAATTTTAAAATACATACACGAACGTGGTGAGGAACGTGGCGGTGCTCCTATCATCTATTATTCCGTTGAAAACAACAGCCTCGGAGAATCAGCACTGATAGTGATCAACGATATAGGCGAGGAAAACTTTCACGGACTTTTCCTCTCAGAACCCATACGTAAAGGACACATACGTAAATTCCGTAAAGGCTTTAACACCACGCACAGAAGCAAGATCAACGCTTGTAGTCAGTTAAAAAACATGATTGAAAATCACAAGATGACCATACACTCTAAACCACTGATATCTGAGCTAAAAACATATGTGGCTTCAGGACTAGGCTTTAAAGCTAAAAGTGGAGAGCACGACGATCTTGTGAGTTCAACACTGCTGATTATGCGCATGGCAGATGTGTTAGCAGACTGGGATCCGCAGATCTACGACAAAATGACGGAAAAAATCAACGATGATGCCATGCCTATGCCGATCTTTGTCAGCATGGGTCTTTGATAAATATACTTATGGACGCAACAAATAACATAGCTACAGATTTATTCTACAAAGTACGCAGCCGGTTCTCTGGTCTGAAACTAGGTGCAAGTTCTGGTGAGATCACTATCAATCCAGAGCAGGCCAGGTTCTTTGATTTTGACTACACAGAAGGTCAAAATCCTATAGGACATGTCAGCATCAGTCTTGCAGAACCTAATTCTATGAAAGTGTATTTCTCCAATGGAATTACAGAAGGCATGGACGACGGGCAGAAAACAAACTGGTATGGCTTCTTGAAAGAACTGCGTCAATTTGCCAAACGAAGATTATTAAGTTTTGACACCAGAGATATTGCCAAAGATAACTTGGACAAAAGAGACTATGAGTTTCTCAGTCAAAATGCACAACCTAAACCACAGACAAATATGATACAGAAATCAGTCGGAGAAAGCCTAATGAGTGAAAGCACAATGTACGGTAGCAAAACAATGAGCTATCAAAAATTAATGGACACACGTCTAATCATCAAACACAGCCATGCAGTGATGGATGACACACAACCGGGTGCCAGAACTAGAAACATTAATGCATTGTTTGTAGAGAATCAAGACGGTGAACGTTTTAAATATCCTTTCATTCATCTTGCTGGTGCTCGTGCTATGCAGCGTCACGTGGCCAACGGCGGCTTGCCCTATGATGATCTAGGCAAGAGCATTACACAAATGAGCGAAGAGATCGCACAGCTCAAGAGTTTCGGCAACTATGTGGTACGTAATGACCTAATGAATTCAGACACTAACTCAGTGGTTGAAAGAAGCACAGAGTATCTAAATCATCTCAGAGAACAAATCAAGGCCCTAAGCAAGCAGAGTCACTATGAGGCCTACAGAGAAAATTTCCAGGCAAACCCCAACGAAGAAATTCCGCAAGATGTGGTAGAAGATTTCAAACAGAAGTTCACAGTGAGATCATTCAAAGAAGATATCGCAACTGTGTTTCCGGTCTTGTACAGACTGATGAAAGAAGGAAACACCATAGGCTATGACGACATAGTCGCTATGACACAACAAGAAATCAACAACGAAGACCTAACGGTTGAAACAGAAGACAATGATCCATTTGCTCAATTTGAAAATTGGGTTATGGGCCTAGGCGAAGACAGTGCAGTGACCAGCGAAGATCCTGAAGAACAGGCAGCAGCACTACAGGGACTACAAGAACTTGTAGGACAACATTTCCCAGCTGGCGTCGATGGCACTAACGCTATCGAAAGCCTTAAAGGCCTAATTGAAGATCCAGAATTATACAAACGAATTAAAGAACAGGCAGCACAAGACCCAGATGCATGTGTAAGACCATTGGTTAAAGATTGGTTGGAATTTAATGCACCCGAAGCACTAGAACAGTTGGATTTTGGCGACATGGTGGATGACCCGGAAGCAGCCCAAGGAGGTGACCAAACTGCCCCGGAAGCGGAACCAGCACCAGTTGATCCAGCAGCAGCGGCTGTACCTGCAGAGGAACCAGTACCGCAAGAAGCTGTGGATCCTGATAATCCAAGAGATTACGAAAGACCAGCAGTTGACAGAAAGAAAGCAGGGCAATCCCCACTGACTATGAAAGACGTAGAATACAAGGATGACAAGCCCAAGCGTGATTTTGAAAAGAGAAAACAAAGATTAAACACCGAAGAATTAGCAGAGTTCATCACATCATTTTATGATCGTGACACAGGCACATTCCCTAAAGGCCCAGAAGGCGTTGCAATCATGGTAGGTAAGAAGTTTGGCGAACAGGCAGAATCAGTGGCTCGCAGATTCGTAGAAAGAATGGCTCCTAATCAGACAACTGAGCAAAATCAAGAATTATCACGTATTAGAGAATTATCAGGCATTAGCCAAGGCATTGGAATGTAACAGTTTCGTCGCAGTTAGATCGGGCACTTCGGTGCCCTTTCTTTTGGCAAAATGAAATCAAACTTTTATGTAAACGTCTAGTCCTACTAAAGCGTTATATATATACGTAGGGAATATTCTTTACGTAAAACAACCTAAAGGAAACTTTAAAATGAAATCAATCGCAATCGTAGTAGCATCATTGTTCGCAGTGTCAGCATTTGCACAAGCACCTGCTAAGAAAGAAGAAGCCAAGCCAGCAGCACCGGCCGCTACAGCAAGCGCACCAGCACCAGCTAAAGCAGAAGCTAAGAAGGACGAGAAAAAGCCTGCCAAAAGTGAGCCTGCAAAGAAAGAGCCAGCTAAAGCAGACGCAAAGCCTGCTGCTACTCCAGCGAAGTAATTTTGGTTTAGACGACAGTGACTTCATTTTAGACGATGAAGTCACATTTGGCCGTAATCGACGAGCAAATGAGTTTGGTAAAGTCATTGAAGATGAACTATCAGACTATGTGAAGTTTAGATTATGGTTAGCTAGGCAATTAGCAATGGCGAAGTATAGAGAAAAGTGGGCATGACCCACTTTTTTCTTTTGGTAAAATAGATTAAAAAAATAGCAGATAATCATTGACCTTGATAAATAAAAAGCGCATAATAAAACATGTGCATAAGGCATATAAACATTTTAGGCATAACATAGGAGGCATTTAAAATGGCAACATTATCAGAAATCCGTGCTAAACTTCAAGAAGCACAATCAAAGTCCACAGGACAATCCACCGGCGGTGGAGACAACGCAATTTACCCACACTGGAATATGCAAGAAGGCAAAGAAGCTCTAGTACGTTTCTTACC